CAAAAGCCATTGCATATGCTACTGAATTGCCGAACCATGTTTCTCCTGTCATGGCGTGTACCCACTCAATCGGGTAACGCACTATCGTCTCGTACTGTCTTTCCCATCTTGGGCCGTAGATCGGTACATCTGGATTGCGATCGGTGTACCACTTAGCCCATTCGTTATCACTCATGTTCTTCTGGATACCATCCAAGAAGAACACTCTATCTGCCTTTACCCAATCGGCTGCGTAGTTTATAGCCCAGATCTCATCGGGAAAGTCATGGCAGACATCGTGCTTCTGCATATACTTTAGGAACGAGTCGCTAGATGGTCCCATTCCGATGATTGCAACAGCCTTTGGACTTCCTTCTACGTTGTTCCTTATACTCTTGTGTATAGACTTACGCTCAAAAGGCTTGTTAGCCATAAAAGTTCCCCTTCAAAATGTATAAATAGGTGTAGGGCCGAAGCCCCACACCTTTTTATTTACAGTGTGGCGGAGAAGTACGCCGTCGCACCGTGTATGTTACGTTGATCTGTGTAACACTCTAGTTGGTAGACTGTTGCACCGTCAGCGACATCGCCTGGTGACCATGTCCCACGACTGTCAACAGTCGTAGCAGTACCTGTCGTGCCAGTCGAAAGACAAGCAACGAAAGTACCACCAGTACCTACAGTAGCGTAGTTTTCGACATCGACACCAACATTCATGGTGCGATATGGAAGACCTTGCTTGTTGGACTGACCAACAGACAACGTTCCACCGTACGCTCCCGTACCGAAGCGTACACTGTCGAGGTACTTAAACGCTTTGACTCCAGTCGTGGTAGTAGCAGTTGCTGGAATCAACAACGTTTCGGTCATCACCTGACCAAGATAGTCACGACCTTGTACAAGCAGAACTTGGTTGGCCGTGTTCGTGGCAGATGATGTAACATCAACGCAAGCACCATAAGGTGAAGACGTTGCCGAGTCTTTTGTAAACTGGGCATTTAGGAAGATTGTTGCAGCACCTGACGTAGCTGTCCTCGCTGTGAGGAAGTAGTCAGGATCTGCCGCAATAGGCGTTCCTAAGTTGACCAGTAACGGTCCCGAGTGGACTGCATCCGCCGAATATGACATGTCCGGCACGTGTTGATCAATCCTACGCGGGAAGTAATCAGGCGTCCTGTTTGCCATGATATGCTCCTAGCTTGAGCAGCTAAACCTTGTCAGGTTTAACCTCCTGTGCAGCTTTGTTACGTCGCTTCAAGATGCCTTCCTGCACTCTTCCGTGCACTTCACCATCATCATCGATTAAAGCTGCTGGTTTGTCGAACCCACCTTCTGTTAGCTGCTCTTCGGTTAACCTAACAGAGTGACCTCTACGGAAGTATACCATGTATCCCGCTTCAATTTCGACTTCCTTGCTGTCAAATCCAGCAAGGACTTTGTCGCCTTTCTTATTCTTGTCGTAACGTGGAATCTTGATGGTATGCATACGCGTACCGTCAAGTTTCTCGACTTCATAAGCAGGTAATATTCGCGGTGCATTCATGGTACTTCCCCTTCAATCCTTCTGTTAGGCGTTGATCACATAGGCATGGGTGCGGAAAGCTTTCCACATGCAGTAGTTCCCTTGCCATACGACACGTTTGCCCGTGGCGTCGATGTTCCACGGTGCAGCCAAGCTCTTCACCTTCATGTTCACATGTCTGAGAATATGAATGCGAAGAAACTTACTATTGATGAAGAATGCTGTATTAACTGGGCAGTCCTCATCATATAGCATCGTAGTTCCCTGGTGTTTAACTCCAGCGAACCCTAAGTCCATCATCTTCTTGCCGTTGTTGGACTCTGACAAGTTGATAACGACTTTGTCTCTAACAGCCTGACGATACAGCCTGTACAAGTTTCGACCAATGAGAATGACATCGGGCTTGTCACCTTTCAGTGTCAAGTCCAGAAGTATGTCATCCCAAGCTTCTTCGATGTTTGTCGCATCGATGTTGCCGTCGAAGTCATACGAGGATGGACGCCATTGCTGTTCCGTTGCTCGGTTGATATCGCCAACGGTTCCCGTCGTAGGATCTGCTGGTAAGAGAGATCCAAGACCGTTTGGATCGGTCCCAGAACCACTACCATATAGATAAGACGCGAACTTCTCTTTAATTGACTCTTCCAAGACTTCCATCTTGGCTTTCATCAGCTTAAAGATCATGACATCGTTGCCTGAGTTTTCATCTTCTTCTTGATCGGAGATGATCACAGTACCAGCGACACGCGACCAGTCATACGTGACTGTGTCGAACTCGTCGGTCTGTGCCACAGACAGAGTATCGAAATACTCATACGATGAAACGTTGGGATTACGACCGAACGTAATCGGGTTGGTAATTTCGTGACCACCCGACTCGAACTCTACACGGTTTGTTGCAAATGCCCACGCCATCAACGCATTTGACTTGATAGAAGCCATAACGAGCTTCTTGCGCGACTTTGTGAGAGTAGATGCAAGGACCGTGGCAATGGTCGTTGAGGGCATCTAATTGCTCCTAGCTGCCTAATCCCTAACCAGCCCTTGATTCACTCATCGCCATGCGAATGATTTCATCAAAGGTGGTATCCGCACTCACTATTTCGTCTGTCGGGGTTGCGCTACCGGCAGACTGTCTACCGGAGGGTAAGGACGGTTGTGAGGGCTGAATCTCTTCAGGAGCTGCTTCAATCTCTCTTTGCAACTGCTGAAGGGTTTTAGAGAAATCAAGCCCACGTTCTGCATAGAACGCCTTGAGCTTGAAGTACGCAGCATCAGGAGTCAGATCAGGCTCTTTCTCGATCAACTGGGCTAAAGTATCTCCGTGGATAACTCCATCGGGGTATTTTGCAACGAACCCATTGTATATTCTATCTGCTTCCGCTGCGGTAGCTGCTTCTGCTTCTTTTGCTTCACGTTCTTCTCTGAACGGGGCTAACTGTGTGTCAAGCATCTGCTTGATCGCGGCAAGGTCCGTTCCCGAACCAATGTCTTGTATATTATGCCCCGAAGCTTCAGCTTGAGTCAACATATATTTTATAGTATCGGCAGGACTTTGTTTGTACGCAG